CAGAAAGAATTGTAAATTGAAAGTTTTATTATTATTGGAGTTTATATTATTAGAATTTATATTTGTAGTATTACTATTTTTACAAACATCAACCAATTGCTTTTGAAGATCAGAATTGCTCTTCATAAGTTCCATTACCATAGACGTAAGGGTTTTAACATCCGTATTTTCGCTTTTACAAGATATTTGTTTACATTTCTTCGAGTGGTACCATAACCCTTCTCTTGACTTATATTCCTTATCACAATTAGAGCATATATTTGTTGGCTCTTTTGGCTCTTTTTCTGTTAAAGATGTTAAAAGAATGTGTTTACGTGTTGATAAATGACGTTCAAAACTACTAATTTTACTGCTACTAAAGTCACAAGTTATACAATTATAAAATTTTGGCTCTTTTGGCTCTTTTTTTGTTAACATATTGTTAATATATATTCCTAAAATATTAAAATTTCCCCCCTTTTTAATAAATTTCAAAAAAAAAGTTATGGTCATAACCATTTTTTCACATTAACAAAAACGAGAGCATCTCCAAGCAAAATCACTTTTTTCACATTTTCATTGGATTTATAAATCCATTTTCATAAATTGGACATTTATAAATGTCCAAAATGACTTTTTAAATGACAAACCCAAAACACCTTTTTTTTTCGTTTTTTTGATTTCTTGATTATATAAAAAATAAAATAAATTAAGAATTAGCTAATTTATTTTATTATGAAGAATGGTAAAGAAAAGTATAAAAATAATTATCTAGGTAAAAATTATAAACTTCATGACTTTTCTATAATAATCTCCTTGGCAATCCGCCTGATGATTTTGTCTTCGTTCTCACTCAGTTCACCGTTTCCTCCGGTGGTTTGTTTTACTAACTTTACATATTTATCATTTAAACGTGATTCTATATTTTTACTTTCTGGATATGTATCACTCCATGTAACGACTAGTTTTAAATTATTGAATGATACTGTTTTAATTGCCTTGCGGAGCTTCGGTGTGCCTCTCTCTTCTTTCTCCCATTTGTCTTCATCTTTTATATAAATAGTTTCTCTCTTCGAATCACTACAATGCATTGGTCTTTTGTAAATATCCATACCATTCAGTTTGTCAAGGAATTGTTTAGTAATACCTTCAACATAGCCAAGGTTGCCTACGCTCTCCAAGTCAATTAGCTGAAGCTCAAAAGAGTTTACAAAATCATTAATATTCATAGCATCCTTACATTGCTCATTAAGAAAGAATTGTAAATTAAATGTTTTATTACTAATGTTATTGTTACTATTAATTGTATTATTACTATTTTTACAAACATCAACCAATTGTTTTTGAAGATCACTATTACTTTTCATCATTTCCATAACTATATTTTTAAAGTCAGAATTTTCTTTTATTAAATGATCAATTACTTTATCTTTATTACTAGTACAAGTTCTATTATGACTCCATAACCCTTTCCTGGACTTGTATTCTTTATTACAAAACTCACAAGAAAATAATTTATTTTTAGATGTTTCAGCCTTTTCGGCATTTTCGGTGATAGAGGTAACAATGTTACCTTTTTGGTAACACATGTCAATATTATTTGTTATACAACTCTTGGAATGTTTCCAAAGACCATTCTTCGAGTTATAAATTTTATTACATTTTTTACAACAAAAAACAGATTTTTTTTGGTCACCGTTTACGTTAGCTAAATGTTTTCCAGTAGATAAGTGAACGTTATAATTGCTACGCTTACAGCATTTAAAGTCACAAATTTCACAAACTAAAAATTCGGCTTTTTTTGGCATTAAATGTGTTTCCATTTCTATTATTTAGGTGACAAAAAAAATGCCTAAACCTTTTTAATTAAAAAACATTAAAAAAAGTTATCATGACAAGTTTTTTTCTCTCTCCTAAAAACAAGAGCATCTCCAAGCAAAATCACTTTTTTCGATTTTTTCTTTTTAAATTTGGAATCCATTTTCATAAATTGGACATTTATAAATGTCCAAAATGACTTTTTAAATGACAAACCCAAAACTCCTTTTTTTTCGTTTTTTTGATTACTTGATTATATTAAAAATAAAATAAATAAACAATTAGCTAATTTATTTTATTATGAAGAATGGTAAAGAAATATACAAATAATAAACAACGTCTAACTACTATTTTTTTGATTTACTTCCGTAGTAAATACTAACTATAATTCGGTATTCTAGTTGGTCAAGATATATAACATAATAATCTCCTGTTGGATTTTTAGAGATCTCTGTAGCCCATGTCTTTCGTTTTTTATTTGCCTTCGACGAATCTATAAAATCTGTAATTTTCTTTTTATATCCTGGTTTTTCTGGATTTGGGCATTCATGATCAATTGGTAAGTTATTAATACGTTTTAGTTCTTCTCTAATAGAAGGATCAATACATTCGAATAAATTATCAAAGTTCCAACGACGACATTTTCGTATAGTCTGAAATTGTTCCTGTGTAATATTAACAACAATCGGAACAGTAAGACATTCATCATCTACAGTGGGATTCTTTGATTGTTTCTTTTTTTTAGGAATTCGTATATTTTCAATAGCAGATTGACCAACGTCACCCATTTCAGTCATAGGTTCTCTATAATCTTCTTGAGAAACTACTCCACCGTTATGGTCACACGCCATATTTCTTGCACATTCTTCCATAACAATACATCTGTTCATTATAATCGTTGGGCAATATACTTGAGTCTGTATATATTTATCACCCCACTCTTTCATTCTGCCTGTTATTCTTCCAAATAGCTGATAAATGTCATCATTCGTAAGATCCAAATGTCCGAATATAGCAGATGTAAATGAACCAAGTAATTTATGAGTTAATGTTTGACCCATACCAACACATAGTAACCCTGTAATTACAATTGGACGATTTTGTAGTTTGTGATGTAATACAAGTCTTGAAATGGTTTCACACACTTCTTCTTCTTGTGATGCTAATGCCAATGTTTTTGTATTTCCCGAAGAATCTTTAAATTGAAGTGTTTTCTCAACTCCATTTATGACAACAACAACAGAGTTACTATTGATACTAAATACTAAATCCCTTACAGAAATATGACTACTTTGGCGAATATGTGCTGGAATAAATGATCTTGTATTATCTCCTAAAATTTCTGGATGTTTCTTTAGAACATGATCTATAAAACCAATGGTAAGTCTATCCATTTCATCAAAATCAAATGGACGAGGACGAATATAAGGATTTGTAAAGAAATCATCAATACAATTAAATATCATATCTCTATAACCAGCATAATTTGAATCAGAGAAATCATCTAATTGTATGAGTCTTATTTTAGACCAAAACCCTGCGTCTTGCCAAATTCTATCTGGTGATGCGGTTAATGCTGTAATACCCATTACAATATCCAGATTATGAATTTGTTCTATTTGAGAACGAAGCGAATCAGTAATATATTTATGCAATTCATCATAATAAGCAAATACTCTAAAAATATTAATTTTGTTTTTGTCAATCACTTTTATAAATTCTACTCCATCATCATATCTTCGTGTGTTGCTACACATAACAACTATGCGTGGGCAAGTACTTTCATCGGCACACAGCCCCTGTAATTCTAATCTATTTTTTATGTGTTTATATTTTCCATCATATTTTGATGAGAACACACATATAGAACCCTTTCCATAAGTGGTTTCAATTGTTTCAAGTCGTTTAGCAAATTGCTTATTGTTGAATAATGTATTCATAGTAAATATAATATGAATACTTCTTCCCAATTCATTGTCTTGTCGAATTTCTGCGAGAATCTTTGCAATAGCGGTGAATGTTTTTCCTAATTGAGTTAGGAGAACACAAAGTATAAACTTTGACGGAGTTTCAATATTTCGATCCATTTTGTTTTCGTGATAATAAACTATATAATTAATATATTCATTAATCAATTTTTATTCTATTATATCAAAGAAAAGGTTCATCCTTCCCTTTTAAAGCAAAGTACATATTCTCAATATAACTTTTCGGCAAATTGTCCTTGAAATACATGACATTACTTATACCTCCGTTAAGCCCATCAACGCTTCCTACTGTTATGCTTTCATATGTCATATATGGAGAGATGCTTTCCTTAGAACCAACCAATTCGCCGTTTACAAACACATCCATCGTGCCCCTGTCATAGTTTATTACGATATTGTTCCATCTTTGATAAAGAATCTTGTTAGTCTTGTAAATAACAACTCTCTTTTTTACTCCGGGGTCTTTCTCGCTTTCAACAATGACACGCAAGGTATTTAATTGCCCATTATATTCTATCGCCGGCTTGCTTCCATAAGTCAATATATTAGTATATTTATTATAGACAGGGCTAGTGTTTGGCGGCTGAGGATTCAAGTAAAACCACGCAGATAAAGAGTAATGATAATTGAATTTCGCTCTACCAACTTCACTACTATCCTCCGGCTGCAAGTTTTCTCCATGCAATTGTTCGAAAGTACCCAAGGAACTCTCTTTGTTTAAATACTGTGGTTCTTTCAAAAGTTGGAGTCCATTCTTAGTAGAGTACTTATGTAGTAACATCGGAATTACAAACCATAGAACAATTAAGATAATCTCTCCAATTAATAGCAACCAGACATTCTTAGTTGTTATGTTGTACTGATATTTAATATAATCCATTAAGGACAGTAGGAGACATGGAATATACATTATGAAATTTACGATGAACGAGAATATATCCTTTTTCTTTTTGTCATCACCCATTAAGCTTTTAATCTTTGGTCCAAATACGCTATACACAATAGCTAAAAGTATTATAATTGACGAATATTTGATTACATATCTAATAAAAGAGAGAAACCCATGATTAAATAGATATGATACCAACTTCTTTGTTACAAAAGCAGATAGAACGAAGAAACCAATTGTTAGTAATAGTTTTATTAAGAACCCAGTTTCACCTCGACCGTTTTCAATAATATTTTCACTCAAAAAATTAAATAGAAGAACATAGATTAACGCAATAGTTATAGTTAAGAATTTCGTGAAGAATGGATGTTTGGTCTTAATGTTAAATGGATTGTACTTGTAAATAATAATAATAAATATGATATATTCTAATACTTGTAGTGATCCAAAGTATAAACTGTTTGAATATAGAGTTTGGTTTATTGTATCAAACATAATTTACTATATTATATATATAAAAATGTTTACCAACTGTTTGAATACATCACTCAATAGCTTTCCTGCTGGGTTGGCTATATTAGGAGATTACTTATATGTTGTGAATGCGGGTACTAACACCTTACCAAATACATTTATTAGCAAAGTTAGCCTGGAACCGTTCAGAATCGTTAAAGAAGATTGGGTTACCGGAATAGAAGGCAGTATGTTCTTGGCATCAGATAATAGTCATCTATATGTGTCAAGTGGATTAACTAAAGGACATATTGCTAGAATTCTATTATCTGATAAT